GGGCGGTTAGTTCATGATTCCCGTTGGCCAAGATGTTGGTGTGGCGTTGGTACCTTCTTAACCATTTTGGGTCAAGCGGAGACTGAATGCCAGTTACCAGTTTCCGAACGGTTTGCTCCAGCCGTCCGTCGCCGAGATGGAGATGCGGTCCAAACAATACGCCGTTCTCATCGTCCCGATGAGATCTTACATGTTCGGGCCAGATGCAGAAAAAGAACACTCGCCTCCACTCCGGGCCGGTTCTGGCGAGAAGGCCATACGTCACGATGTCGTGCCCAGTCTTTTTCTTGACGTAGTAGTCGCCCTGCAACATCAGTCCGGGAATCGTCACTCGGTTCTTATCGAGTAGTGATATCTGCACACGCAGCGCTCCAGATCTTTGCGGCCTCTCCTCCCATTCCATTTCAGATCCTAGATACTTGATCTTCTTGCACTGCTCTCTACATCTGTCGATCCAAGACATGTCGATGCGAATCCTTCAGCTATCTAAGCACAGACCACCAGAATACACGGCCGATCACGCGCACGTTGGCTGCCATTTCTTCAGCAGTCACTTCTTCAACTGGATGTTCACTTGCATTCTGGCTCACGATTTTGATGCCACCACCTGGTCGGCGGTGCAAATACTTCACCCGAAGCATGCCACCGTGGTCGATCGCGTAGATCTCGCCATCCTTGATGGTCTTATCGGCGGTGTTCACGCCAACACAAGTGCCATCGGGCATGACCGGCTCCATGGAGTTACCACGAACAAAGGCACAGGCCGCGGCTTCAGCTGGAACGCCGGCCCGGCTCAACGTGGACTTTGCAAAACGCAGCTTTGCGCCGTGATTCTCTATCACCTGAGTGGCGCCCGCACCGGCCGCCAACTCGACTTCCCTGAATAGAGGCAACTCTACTTCATCCTCATCCAATGGCGTGTTGCTGTCCCAGGCATCCATGTGCCCGAAGAACTCTAGTTCGTTTCTTCTTAAATAGGCCACTTTCGGCTCTTTGATCTCTGTGAGCCCCATCTCGTCAGCATCTTCAAACTCCGCGGCTTCCTCATACCGGCCAAGCTCGATATCAACTCGATGCTGGATCTCCTGCTCCTCAGCCAGCTGCTCGGATTGGTATCGGTCGTAAATCTCTTGATCCGTCAAGCTCTCATCACCAGGCCGTCGATGCTGGGCGGCAATAGCTTTGATTACTGAGGCGAATACATCGAAATTCTTTTTCTTAGGCCCTTCCCCGGTTAAGAGCCAGTCGATATCAACATCCAAGAACTTGGACAACGCTTTTAATTGCGAGGCAGAAGGCTCCCGTCGACCACTCAAATAATGGCCAACGGCACCTCGCGTAGAAACGCCAAGCACAGAAGTAAGGCGATCCTGCGTGATCCCCTTGTCTTTCATAACTGACCGCACACGGTCCTGCCAATTTTCCATAGCTTGAATGGTACGCAATGTATCCATTCTGGCAACGACACTTTTTGTATCCAAATCAGCTTGACTCGATACGGAATGATACATATCGTATCCCTCATGAATATACAGACCTTCATCCAGCAAGTAGGGCCGGAAGTTGCCGCCAAAACACTTGGCGTCTCGGTCTCTGCAATCAAGCACTACCGGAATGGTATCCGGCGGATCGCTCCTGCAAATGTTATTTCCGTCTGTGCATCGACCGGATGGAGAGTTACACCGCATGAAGCTAGGCCGGACATCTACCCCAACCCAACTGATGGATTGCCTTCTGAGGGGGCGAATGGGGAAGCCGCCTGATGGTTTCCATTGAACCACACCATCGCTGGCGGAATACCCGCCTGACTATGGGTGGTTATTCATACAGGTATTGATGCAGGCGCGAGCTGCAGCGCTATCAGAAGCAGCCGGTAACAGTCGCTGGCCAGGCGTAAGCCGAGGTGCCGACATTGCAGGTGGAGATAGGGACCACCGATAGAACGCCAGCAGCGTGGGCCAAAGGACCGTCACGACCTCCGCCCCAGGTGACCACGTTGACAGCCCGGAAAGACGGGCAGGTATCTGAGATGAGCTTGGTGCCGGGAGGGTGTGCCATGTACGCGCCCGGTTAAACACTGAGAAGCATGGCGGCCCGTTGGTCGATCTGAGCAAGGGCCAGGCTCATCCCAGATGCCTTCAGGCATCAAACAGCGATGACAAGCTGCATGTGGCTCCCACCGGTAGGGGGTCTGGGTAACCTCCCATCAAAAGGTATACGGCGGTGATACCGGACAACCCGCCAGCTTTCACACTTTCAGGAGCTGCACATGGATAACCAACACCGAAAGATCAAAGGGTATCGGGAGCTTTCCCAGGCAGAGATCAATGCAATGAACGCCGTGAAGGAGAAAGCCGCCGAAGTGGGTGAGCTGGTTCACGAGTTGGAGCAAAACAAGGACCTGGATCAGCGCTGGGTGGAAGTTGCCAAGACTGATCTTCAGAAGGGTTTCATGGCCGCCACCCGTTCGATTGCAAAGCCCGAGTTCTTTTAGTCACTTCGTGACACGTCACGAAAAACAAAACCGGACAGCGGAGCAGTCATGCCGGATAAATTGCAGATCACCCTACCATGGCCACCGAAGGCACTTAGCCCGAATAGCCGGGGCCACTGGTCAAAGAAGGCCCGAGCCGCAGAGGTGTACCGCCACACCTGCAAGATTGAATCGCGGAATGCCATCAACAAGGGCAAATGGGACCTGCAGCCCCTTCGTGATCTGGTCGCCGCTGGTGGTGAGATTCATGTGTTCCTGGATTTCTGCCCGCCCAATCGCCGGCAACGGGATGACGACAACGTCGTTGCCGCGTTCAAGTCCGGCCGTGATGGGCTTGCGGATGCACTGGGAATCGATGATTGCCACTTTCGGACACACCCATTCCTGAAGCGCGACGAGATCGTGAAGCCGTTGGGTGAAGTTCGGGTGGTGATTACGGGGAAAGGGCCAGAGGCCTAGAAAAGACAAAACCCCGGGTCATGGGCTGGCAGGCCTACCGGGGTTCTGTGGACGAGATAGGAGGAAGTATGCAGCAACTTACGCCGACAATCAACGGTCAGCCGCTCACCATGAGCAGCCGGGAAATCGCCCAGGTAGTGGAGTCCCGGCACGACAAAGTGAAGCAATCGATTGAAAGGCTGTCCCAGCGAGGCCTTGTGAGTTTTACCCCAGTGGGGGAAAAGTCCGAAACAGGCCGTCCCGGGGTGGCCTACCACGTCAGCAAACGCGACAGCTATGTGATCGTTGCTCAGCTATCGCCGGAGTTCACCGCACGGCTTGTGGATCGTTGGCAGGAGCTGGAAGCGAAAACCGCCCTGCCCTCATGGGCTCAACACCTTAGCCAGGCCGCCCGGATCGCCCTCGAAGACCTCAGCACCCAGCTGGAGCACTTCAAAGACGAAACACATCGCCTGAACGCCGTATGCAACGATCTGGCCGCGAATCTGAAGGCTGGGCTCACGCCGGTTGAGTTCTGCCGGATGCTCAACGGCGTCAACCTGAACCGGGTTCAGCCCCTCCTAGTCGAGCGCAAACGGCTCCTGAAAACCCAGCACGGGTACCGGAGCGCCGCTGCCTACCGCGACAAGCTTTTCACTGAACGCCGATACCTCAACCGCGATGACCGCCCCTGCGAGAAGGTTGTGCTCACCCAGAGGGGTGCCAAGTGGCTCTATTCCCAGTACGAACAGGGCCAGCTCGAAATGCGCAAGGACTGGGATGGCAAATACACACACATGCTTTTCGATAACGAGGAAAAGGCCGCATGAGCATCATCAACTTGATGGCGCGTCCTATCGCCTTCAACCGCGTCTTTGTTGATCTGGGCCTGGGCATGTGCGGTGCCATGATGCTGTCCCAGGCGCTTTACTGGCGCGCCAGAACGAGAGATCCAGAGGGCTGGTTCTACAAGTCCCAGACGGAGTGGCAAGCCGAAACTGGCATGACAAGGCGTGAGCAGGAGACCGCCCGCCGCCGATTGACCAAGGCCGGATTCCTCGAGGAACAGCGCAAGGGTGTTCCTGCCCGACTGTACTTCCGCGTAGACATCGATGCGCTGGAGGCTGCGCTGGAAGAGCTTTCATCCAGTTTGGCGGAAAACGCCAATCAAGAATGTACCGACAATGAAAACAACAGTTTGGCGGATTCCGCCAATCGAGATTGTACGAACGGTGCAACCAGTATGGCGGAAAGCGCCAATCAAGAATGCGCAGAAGCGCCAGACAGTGATGGCGGAAAGCGCCAATCTATTACAGAGATTACTTCAGAGACTACAGCAGAGACTACGGCAGAAGGATTGTCCGGGCCTGATCGGCCGGACGCCTCCCGGTCCATTTCCGATGACAGTGCTACCGAGCCAGACCGCCCTGACGCGGCCATCCAGAGCGGCCGGTACTGGGGAACTCAAGACGATCTCAGCCTGGCTACGTGGATGTGGGAGCAGCTGGCGGAGCAGCTGGGCCAGGACAAGCCCCGAGAGCCAAACCTCGCTCGCTGGGCAAACACCATCCGGCTGATGCGACAGCAGGACCACCGGGAGCTGGTGCACATTCGGGCTCTATTCAACTGGTGCCGTCAGCATGGCTTCTGGTCTGCCAATGTGCAGTGCCCTGACAAGCTTCGCGAGAAGTGGTCTCAGCTCGCGGCACAACGCAAGGCGGAGCGCCGGAAATCCCCGGAGCAGGCCGGGCTTGATCGAGCGGCAGAACTTCGACGGATCCACGAACAGCGCGCTGGCAACCAACAGGGGGCGATCTATGAACACTAACGACCTGGAAGCCTTTGGCGATATGTGGGCTCAGGCTCATGAGATTTACGGCAAGAGCCCGGAGCCGAGAGTGGTTTACATGGTGTTCCAGTCCCTGATCGCTTTCTCACTGGCGGACATTGAGCGCGCCCTGTCACGGCACATTACCAACCCGGACACTGGCCAGTTCCCGCCAAAGCCAGCGGATATCGTTCGACTGCTCCAGGGCAGTAGCCAATCCGCCAGCGGTGAGGCATGGGCCAAGGTAGATCACGCGATCCGCTGCGTAGGCAATTACCGTTCAGTCGTTTTTGACGATCCCAAGATTCACGCCGCCATCGAACGCCTGGGCGGTTGGCTGAAGGTCAGCATGACTGACGACAAGGAATACCCGTTCCTCCGAAACAACTTCCAGAAGCTTTACCAGGGCTTCACGGTACAACCGCCGGAGTCGTTCCCTCGGAAGCTGGTCGGTACATGTGAGCATGAGAACAGCCAGCACAGCGGATTCAGGCGCGGGCGTGCACAAGATGAACCGGTAATGATTGGCAATGCGGAAAAGGCCCGGCTGGTGTACCAGGGCGGCGCCGACCTCGGCATCACTCATATCCACCAGCGAGGTACCCAGGAGTACCTGGAAAGCGCCATCGACAGCGGAGTTAAGAAACTCGGAGGCCTGCATTGAAGGAAGTAACGAAAAAGGCCGGCCCAGCCTTCAACCAGGAGAAGCGACCGCTTAAGCCCTGCCCTCATTGTCATGGAGCGGGATTCGTTCAATCGATGTTCTACCAACTGCGATGCGACAACTGCGAGGCGTCCGGTGTTGTGTGCAAAGAGACTGGTAAAAGCCTGGCAATGGATGAGCTGGTGATTCAGCTGCGGATCCGCCTGAAGGAACGTAGCCAGCAACTCAAATCTGCGCACCGCCAGCTGGCGGAGCTCAGAGGTGGGGAAAGCGGCCGGGGTTATGGCGCTGGCGGATCACGGTACCACGGTGACTGACATGCTGAAGAAACCGACACCTATTCGCTCAAACCACATCCGTAATGCCGCCCGTGGACAGGCCTGCACCCTGCAGATCGTTGGCGTGTGTAACGGAGACTGGTCGACAACCGTACTGGCTCACCTTCCGGACGAAAGCCACGGCATTGCCCGTAAAGCGGACGATCTGAGCGCCTGCTTTGCGTGTGATGCCTGTCACTCGGTTATCGATGGCCGGATGAAGTGGCCGCCCATGGAACGGGAACACAAGGACTGGTATCTGCGTCGGGCACAGATGCGCACCTGGCGGGAATTGTTCGGTATGGGGGTTATCACGATCAAGGGGGCGGCGTGACGCCAGAACAGCATAAGGCCGAATGCCTGGAACGCTGGGAGGCGCTGAAAGCTGAAGCTATGACCAAGTGGGGCCTGTTCCGGCGAAAGCTGATCAGTCGGGGGCAGCTGGAACAATGGCTGAAACAGCAGTCAGAAATGGACGAAAGAACAATACGCGCGATGTTCAACGGGATGCGGAGTAGGTAATGGCAGAACAGAATCGGAGAACAGCAGAGCAGAGACGAGCCCGGGAGGCTGCCCAGCGGGAGGTGGACCGGTTCATTGCATACCTGCAGGGATTGGACACCATAGACCAGATCGCGCACCAGGGCCGCAGCATTATGGGCATGTGGGCCGACTTTGAGGGCAAGCCGCCATCCGGGTCTGGGTTTAGTGGTTTCTGCGTGCTGGCGGACAAGCTGGAGAAGATCCGCATGCGAAACATGCCGGCAGAGTTTGCCAGGGCCTACGAGCGACTCAGAACAATGGCCGCCAAGTCTCCCTTGTGCGTGGAGGCCCTGGTGGTTGACCGGTTTTACCGCGGCAGAACCAAAATCGCCATCGACCCCTTTACTGAGCAGCGCCACGAAATCCACTGGAACGATCCGTCCTGCGCCCAGCTGCTTGGGTGTTCGGTGAAGGTGTTTCAGCGGCGCGTAACGAAGGGGTATTCACAGCTTGAATATCGCCTTGGCTTTCGTGAAGCCGAGGCAGCCTGACACCACATATTGACATCAGGGGTCCAGTGGCTAAACTATTTGCTAACTGGTCGAAATGACCCCAAACGAAACCGCCCTCCCCTCGGAGCTGGCGGTTTTTTTGTGCCCGACTACTCCAACTTGCCCGCCACTGAGCGGGCTTTTTTATGCCTATGAATCGCGAACTGCTGAGATCACAACTTGAGCGCCATGAAGGCCTGCGCCTGAAGCCCTACCTGGACACAGTAGGCAAGTTGACCGTCGGTTATGGCCGCAACCTGGACGAGGTAGGCATCAGTCGAGATGAGGCGGACTTCATGCTCGATAACGATATCGACATGATTGAAGCTCAACTGGAGACCGTTGACGAGTATCTGTCGCTGGACCCAGTGCGCCAGACCGTTCTTGCGAACATGGGCTTCAACTTAGGGTTTTATGGCCTGATGAAGTTCAAAAAGATGTGGGCAGCAATCGGCCGGCAGGATTGGAAAAACGCTTCATGGGAAATGCGCAATTCCAAATGGGCCCGCCAGGTCGGCTATCGCGCAAGTGAACTCGCCAAGATCATGGAGACTGGCGAGGTAGCCGGTGAGTGATATGGCCGACCGCAGGCAATGGCACTTGGATAAGAGCGTCAGTGTTGCCCACATCATCACGACTGTTGCGCTAGTTGTGTCGGCGCTGTGGTTCCTTGCCGGGCAAGACCGGAGAATCAGCAACCTAGAATTGAACTATGCGCACCTGAAGGCGGCGCGAGTTGAAGATCAGGAGCGGGCTGAACGCAAGTTCGATGAGCTCAAGACCGACCTGCGCATGATTAATGCCAAGTTGGATCGATTAATCGAGGGTAGTGGTGGTGGCTACTGATCACCCGAACCCGAATCAGTGGTGGTATCACCGCCGCCTGATGGCCTATTTCAGTCTGGCCTGCCTGACGGCGCTGCTGATTGGCATGTTCGGCGGACGTGTGCCGGAGGCCATGCTTCCCCTGGCTGAAACCCTGGCCTGGGTGTTCAGCGTCAACCTTCTGTACTACTACGGTGGCAATGCGGTGGAGTACCTCAAGGATCGCAAATGACTTTCAAAGTGAAGCTTTTGATTGTTGGCGCGGTTCTCGGAGCGGTTGCTATGGGTAGCTGGACAGCTCGCGGTTGGTTTGAGGACAGCAAAGACCTCGCTGCCGTTGAAGCCCAACGCGCTCTGGCTGCTGAGATTCGCGAGGGCCAGGCCGCCATATCTAAGCAGGTAGAGGAGCGCCTCAGCCAGCTGCGCGCCAATGAGCGCATAATTGATCGTGGAGTTATCCGTGAGATCCAGAAGCCGATTTATCAGCGCGTGTGTTTTGAGCCTGAGCTTGTCCGGCTGCTTAACGATGCCCAGCGTGGAGATACCAGCCAATCTGATGGTGAGGTGTCAGGAACAACTCCCTGAGCTGAGAGACGGACAGGCCGATACTGCAGCCACCGTTATCACAGAGACCGCCAGCATCTACCACAACTGTGCCACAAGACAGCGTGGCCTGGTTGATGCAGTCAATGAGGCATACCAGTGAACGAACAGCAGCTCGCCGAACTCATTGAGGCCATCCGCCAGCAGACTGATGCGATCAATCGCCTGGCCAGTAGCAATGCCGCACTGGTTCAGGCGATGGCTGAGGCTGAAGGCCTGGATGACGAGGATCAGGAGCCGGCCACTTACCTCGATGGCAGCCCACTCGGCTGATGCCAAAGCGTACCGCCAAACCCTGCCGGGACAAGATGTGCCGGATGACTACCAGGGAGAAGCACGGATACTGCGAGGCTCACGCTGACCAGGCAAAGAGCTGGGCACGAGGCAGAGCAGGCAGAGGCAGAGGAGGCAGGCCATGGCGCCGGCTGCGAGACCAAGTGCTTGAGCGTGATCGATACCTCTGTCAGCCATGCAAGAGAGATCAGAAAGCGACACCAGCGACTGAGGTTGACCACATCGTCCCAGAGGCTGAGGGAGGCGCCACGGTTGCCAGCAACCTTGAGGCCACCTGCCACCCCTGTCATCAGGCCAAGACCCAGCGGGAGGCCTTGAGGGCGCGAGCGCGAGGCGACTGACGACCCGGGGGTGGGTAAATCTCTACAGCCCTGTCCAGCGGACACCGCGCCCTCAGTCAATTTTTTATGCGCGAGAAATAACGAACTTTTTCTGGAGAGGCCCGTTGACCAATGCAGCACCGGTTCGCGCCTCCGGCGGAGGGCGTAAACGCAAGACACAGACGGAGCACAAAAGCTCGCTCACTCGCATCGCCCCGCCCGACGAACTGATTGACGACATCGCGGTTCGGGTTTGGAAAACCCAATCCAAGATTCTGATCGAGCGCGGCACCTTTGAGCTTGAAGACGCCCCCCTGCTAATCGCCTACTGCAACTCGTTCGCTTACATGCTCCAGGCTGAGGAAAGGATCGGCGCCGAAGGCATGGTGGTTCCAACGTCAGACGGCAGCATTAAGAAGTCGCCCTATGTCGGTGTGCGAAACGACTGCATCGCGCAGCTGACCCGCACCGGTTCACTGCTCGGCCTGGACCCGCTTACCAGGATAAGGATGCTCGGTGGTGGCTCTGGGAACAATGACGGAAACGATGGGGGCAACGAGTTCGACGAGTTCTAACCTATGAGCGCCTACCCCAATGTAAACGCGGCGCAGAAGTACGCCCGCGACGTGGTAGGTGGCCGAATCATCGCCTGCAGCTACGTCAAGGCGGCCTGCGCCAGACACCTGAACGACCTGAAAGCCGCAAAGGCAAAGAGCTACCCCTATCGGTTCGATCGGGATCTGGCGGAGCGAGTCTGCAGGTTCGTCCAGCTGCTGCCCCATACAAAAGGTGAGTGGGCACGAGGCAGCCAGAGAATCGTTCTCGAGCCTTGGCAGCTGTTCAGCTTTGCAATGGTGTTCGGGTGGGTTCGAAAGAAAGACAAGCTCCGGCGGTTCCGGGAAGTGTACGAAGAGGTTCCCAGGAAGAACGGCAAGTCGATCAAGGTAGCCGGAGCGGGGCTCTACGCCTTCTGCGCAGACAATGAATATGGCGCCGAAGTCTACTGTGGCGCCACAAGCGAGAAGCAGGCGTGGGAGGTTTTTAACCCTGCACTGAAGATGGCCAAGAAGCTGCCCAACCTTCGGAAGCGGTTCGGCATCGTGCCGTGGGCAAAAAAGCTCGAGCGCGCCGATGGTAGCAAGTTTGAGCCGGTGATCGGGGATCCGGGCGACGGCTCGAGCCCATCGATGTCGATCGTGGACGAATACCACGAACACCCAGACTCTAGGCTTTACGACACGATGATCACCGGCATGGGCGCCCGATCCCAGCCCCTGATGTGGGTGATCACCACGGCTGGTTTCGATATAGCGGGCCCATGCTATGAGATGCGGGAACGCGCCATCGAGATGCTGGAAGGAACCAGCCAGGACGATGAGCTGTTCGCGATCATTTACACGATCGACCCCGGCGACGACTGGACAACCGATGAGGCCATTCTAAAGGCCAACCCGAACGCCGGCGTATCCGTAAAGCTCGACTACCTGAAAAGCCAGCGCGACAAAGCGGTTGCCCGGGCACGACTGGCGAACAAGTACAAAACCAAGCACCTCAATGTGTGGGTTTCCTCGAAAGAGGGATTCTTCAACATGGAGGACTGGAAGAAGTGCGAGAACCGGTCGCTGACCATCGACCAGTTCCGCGGCGAAGAATGCATCCTTGCGTTCGACCTGGCCCGCAAGCTGGACATGAACAGCATGGCCCGGCTATTCAGCCGCCAAGTAGATGGCAAGACTCATTACTACTGTGTCGGGCCGAAATTCTGGGTACCGGAAGACACCGCCTTCGACAACGAAGACCGCCGGCTCGGCGAGCGGTACCAGGGATGGATTGAGTCCAAGCATCTGGATGCCACAGACGGCAGCGAAGTGGACTACCGGGAAATCCTGGAATGCGCCAAGGAAGCCAACCTGGAAACGCCGGCGCAGGAGTCACCGATTGACCCGCACGGCGCCGCGAACCTCTCGCACCAGCTGGACGACGAAGGCCTGAACCCGATCACCATGGTTCAGAACTACACCAACATGTCGGACGGCATGAAGGAGCTGGAGGCCGCGATCGTATCCGGCCGTTTCCATCATGACGGCAATCCGATCATGACCTGGTGTGTTGGCAACGTGGTTGGCAAGTATCTGCCCGGTAATGACGACGTGGTCCGCCCCATCAAGCAAGGCGATCACAACAAGATCGACGGCGCGGTGGCTCTCATCATGGCCGTAGGCCGCGCACTCGCGAACGCCCAAGTAGGCGAAAGCGTACTGGATACCCTCTCTGACGACGACATCCTGGTGATGTAAATGCGCACTTATCTGATCGACACCCTGGGCCTTGCCGGTTTCGGGGCGATGACCTATGGCCTGTATCTCAGATTCGGCCTGGCTGATGCCCTTATCGCTGCTGGCGGACTGATGTTCGTTATGGCCCTGGCAGCTGCCCGCGCCTCCAAGCGCAAAGCTGGCGGAGGTAAGAAGTAATGCTTGAGTCCCTGTTCGCCCCGGAATCCCGGTCACTTGAGGATCCGAATACACCGCTGACCGGCCAGAACCTGGCGGAGTACTTCGATACCAACATCGGTATCCAGGTGGACAACCAGTCCGCTATGACTCTATCGGCGGTCTACTCCTGCATTTACGTCCTGTCCTCATCGATCGGCCAGCTGCCACTTCACGTGATGCGGAAAAAGGGCGACAACATCGAGGCGGCCAAGGATCACCCGGCTTACTGGCTGCTTCACGACGAGCCCAACGAGTGGCAGACCAGCTACAAGTGGCGGGAAACAAAGCAGAGCCACGTCCTCGGCTGGGGTAACGGCTACACCCAGACCGTGCGTAGCGCAAGCGGAGAACTTCGCGAACTGGTCACCCGGCGCCCCTGGGAAACCCAGCTGGTCAAAAATGGCAATCGCTGGCTTTACGCAGTTACCGAGGAAGACGAAGGCAGTCGCGCCGTCGCCCTCGAGGACATGATCCACGTCCGCGCCCTGGGTTCCGATGGCCGGACCGGTAAAAGCCTTATACGGCAACACGCCGAAACCATTGGCCTGGGGCTGGCGGCGCAGCGTTACGGCAAGGACTTCTTCACCGGTGGTGGACGCCCTACCGGCTTGGTCACCGTGAAGAACTCTCTTCAGAAGGACAGCTGGGAGCGCCTCAAAACCGCCTGGAACAATGCAGTCTCGAAATTGAAGGCCAGCGAGAACAAGACGCTGATGCTGCCGGCGGATCTCGACTACAAGTCGATCACCATTCCGCCCGAGGATGCCCAGTTTCTGGAAACCCGGAAGCTGAACCGCTCCGAGGTTGCCGGCATCTTCAACGTGCCGGCGCACATGATCAACGATCTGGACAAGGCCACCTTCTCCAATATCAGCGAGCAGGCCATCCAGTTTGTCAGGCACACCATGATGCCCTGGGTTGTGAACTGGGAGCAGGAGATCAACCGCCGGGTATTCACCCGTGCCGAGCGTGCAGCCGGCTACTACTGCAAGTTCAATCTCGCCGGCCTGCTGCGCGGTACCGCGAAAGAGCGGGCGGAGTTCTATCACGCAGCAATCAACGACGGCTGGATGGACCGCAACGAAGCCCGAGTGCTCGAAGACATGAATCCCCGGGATGGTCTGGACCAGATGCTGGTCAGCGTAAACGCCCAGCCCCTGAGCGCCCTGAATCAATCCGACACCCCCAACGATGACGAGGAATCCACCTCATGAGCGAAGTCGAGAAGCGCGCCCTTCTGTGTGAGGTGCGTGCCGAAGAAACCGAGGAAGGACAGCCGGCCCGCATCGTCGGGCATGGTGCGGTCTTCAATAAGCGCAGTGAAATGATCCTGGGCATGTTCAAAGAGGAGATCGCCCCGGGCGCCTTCGATGACGTGCTCAACGACGATGTCCGCGCCCTGTTCAACCACGATCCCAACTTCGTGCTCGGGCGAACTCGTAGCGGGACGCTGGAGCTTTCTGTTGACGCCGAAGGCCTTCGTTACGAAATCAATCCGCCGGATACCCAGTCCGTCCGGGACCTGGTTTTGGCTCCGCTGACCCGGGGTGACATTACCGGATCGAGCTTTGCGTTCCGGGTTGCGCCTGACGGTGACGAGTGGATGGAAGACGAAGACGGCCTGATCGTTCGGACTATCCACCGTTTCAGCCGATTGCTCGACGTTTCGCCGGTGACCTACCCGGCTTACCCGGATGCGGGCGCTGCAAAGCGCTCCCTCGAGGCTCGCTGCGAAGAGATCAAGGGTCTCGCCCAGCGTGCCATCAATCAGCGCCGCGCCCGCGAGCGCTTCCTTGAACTCATCCACGCCTGAAACCAAAACATCGCCCCGGAGGGCACAGCACTATGAAACTCCATGAATTGAAGCAAGCGTACAACGAGCTCGCCCGGAACATGCGCAACCTGCATGACAAGATCGGCGACAACACCTGGACTGACGAACAGCGCAGCCAGTGGAACGACTGGAAACAGAAGCTCGACGGTTTCGATGAGCAGATCAAGCGCGAAGAGGCACTGCGGGATGCAGATCAGCGCTTCGTCGAAGATAACGAAGAAGAGCATCGCGACAACCTGGACAACGAAGAGCGCGGCGGACAGTCCGTTGACGAGCAGCGCGCTCAGGCTTTTGATGCCTTTATCCGGCAAGGCATGCAAGAAATCAGCCCTGAACAGCGCCAGATCCTTCGAGAAATGCGTGCCCAGGGAACATCCCCCGATGAGAAGGGCGGCTACACCGTACCGGTCGAAATGCTCAACATGATCCACGAGGCCATGAAGGACTATGGTGGCCTGGCGAGTGTTGCGCAGATTCTCAACACGGAAACCGGCCATAACATCGAGTGGCCGACCAGTGACGGTACCGCCGAAGAGGGAGAGCTGCTGGGTGAGAACACCGCAGCAACCGAGGGTGATGTGTCCTTTGGCATGGCCAACCTGGGTGCCAAAAAGCTCAGCTCCAAAGTTATCCGGGTTTCCAACGAGCTGCTGAACGACAGCGGCATCAACATCCAGGCATTCCTCTCCGGCCGCATTGGTCAGCGTCTCGGCCGCGGTGAGGCAAAGTTCCTGGTGCAAGGTACCGGCGCCGGAACTCCGGAGCAGCCCAAAGGCCTGGAGGCATCCGTAACGAACACCACCACGGCAGCTAGCTCTAGCGAGTTCACCTGGAAGGAAGTGAACGCTCTGATCCATAGCATCGACCCGGCTTACCGTCGCGCTGCAAACTTCCGCCTTGGATTCAACGACAACACGCTTCAGCTGTTGACCGAGATGGAAGACCTGCAGGGCCGTCCTCTGTGGCTGCCGGCCGTTTCCGGTGCAGCTCCAGCCACTGTTCTCAATGTTCCGTACTTCATTGACCAAGGCATTAAGGATATCGGCGTCAACAACAAGTTTATCTATGGCGGTGACTTCAACCAGTTCGTGATCCGTCGCGTGCGGTACATGGTTCTGAAGCGTCTCGTTGAGCGTTACGCCGAGTTCGATCAGACCGGCTTCCTCGCGTTCCATCGCTTTGACTGTGTGCTGCAGGACGCGGCCGCGATCAAGGCACTGCAGGGCGCTGCCTCTTAATCCACCGGGCCGCCTTGAGCGGCCCATGAACTGACGGAGCCGATATGCTCGAGCTGGACATTATCAAGCAACACGTCCGGCTCGAGCCGGACTTTGTTGAAGACGACGCACTTCTGGACACCTACTCAACCGCAGCCCAGCGCTTGGTTGAAAACCACACGGGCCGGACGTTGTATGCAACAAGGGGAGAGATCCCGACCGAAACCGATCCGGACACCGGAGACGAGATCGTCACCGATGAAGACGCCTTGGTTCTGGATGACGACATCACAACCGCGATGCTTCTGCTGATCGGCCACTGGTACGTCAACCGGGAGAGTGTTGTTGTAGGAACCATAACCTCTGAATTGCCCATGGCGGTCGAGGCCCTGATCGCGCCATACCGCCACTTTCATTTCGCGTAGCGAGGAATAGCTCATGGCACGCAAACCCAGCAAGACAAAGCAGGACCAGGCGACAGAGCAACAGCCAGTCGATCCTGAACAGGTCGAAGCCTCTGAGGCTGAAACCCAGCCAGAAGCGGCCGGCGGTGAGCAAAGTCAGACTGAGCCTGAGACTCAACCAGCGGCAGAGCCAGAATCCGAGGCTGCAGCGCCCGAGGCCTCTGAAAACGGCGCACCTGACGAAAAGCCGGCAGCAAAAACCACAGCGCGGATGGTTGAGGCAACGCTGAAAACCCGCCATTGCCGGGGCGGCATCTGCAAGGAGGCCAAAGAGAAAATGTGGATGACCCAGGGCGAGTACGACCGCCTGAAGAAATACGACCGGGTAGAGTGAGATGAGAGCCGGCCAGCTGCGGCACAGAATCACTATTGAAAAGCCTGGCCAGACTCAGGATCCCGCAACCGGAGAGATGATCCCGGGCTGGGAGGTCGTGGCTACTGTATGGGCTGCCAAGCGGCCTTCCAGCGCCCGGGAGTTCAAGCAGTCCCAGGCTGGCCAGTCTGAGGTCACCGGTGAATTCCAAATCCGGTACCGCCCTGGTATCGACGCAACGATGCGGATTGTCCACAAAGGCCAGATCTTCAACATTGAAGGCGTTCTGCCTGACGATCGCAGTGGCCGGGAACACCTGACCCTCCCCTATAGCGAAGGCGTGAACGATGGCGACTGATGGCGTCAGCTACAAGATGACCGGGCTACCTGAGCTGCTCGGCAAGCTGGACGGCCTTGAGTACGACCTCAAGCGCAAGGGCGGACGTTTCGCACTTCGCCGGGCTGCCCAGGTTCTCCGGGATCAGGCGCAAGCCAATGCTGAGCGCGTGGATGACCCGCTAACGTCAGAGAACATTGCAGCGAATATCGTCGAGCGCTGGTCGGGTCGAACTTTCAGAAAGACCGGCAACATGATGTTCCGAGTGGGTGTTCTTGGCGGTGCTCGCCAGTATGCCAACACCAGGGAGAATGTCCGCAAGGGTCGGGCTGGACAGACATACCGGACGGACGGCAGCTCCGGGAATCCCGGCGGCGATACCTTCTATTGGCGTTTCCTCGAATTTGGTACAGAGGATGCGCCCGCGCAGCCGATATTCCGGCCGGTACCTCAGCAGGCAGGCCAGCAAGCGGTTTCCGTATTCGCCAATGAGTACACCAAAAAGATCGACCGCGCCCTTAAGCGAGCCCGGAAAAAAGCAGGTGTGAAATGAGCATCAGGATTGTTCTGCCATCAGGTAAAGCACCAAAGACCGCCAGAGGTACAAAGATCTACACCGAAGATGGCCATGAAATTAAGGGTGTGACTGACTGCAATATCGAAATCATGCCTCATGGGGCCATAACGGCTCATCTTTCGGTTTTTGTTGAGGACGTGGAATACCTCGAACAAATAAAGGGCCAGGTGAGCATCGTCAACCCAGAAAACAAGGAAGTTGAAGCTTTTATTTCGGATTTGATGAATGAGGGTAACCAGTGACCCCGCCAGTCTTCCAGGTATGCGCCGCTGATTCAGCCGTCACTGCTCTGCTCGGCACTGGGCCAACGCGTCTTTTCCCATTCGGCCAGGCTCCCCAAGGCGTCACCCTGCCCTACGCCGTTTGGCAAACGATCAGCGGCCTACCAGAGAATTACCTGGGGCAAACCCCGGACATCGACAGTTACACCATCCAGATCGATGTGTACGCCGGGCGAGGCAGTGAAGCCCGGCAGGTAGTCGCTGCGCTGCGCGATGCGATCGAGCCCCACGCCCACGTGGTCGGCTGGAACGGGGAGAGCACTGATCCCGACACCGGGCACAAACGATATGGATTCGATATCGAGTGGCACGTCCCTCGATAAAGAAAACACCAACCACCCGAACAACCCGCCGCCGAGCGGGTTTTTTATTGAAACCCGCGAGAGGATTGAACCATGAGCAAGCTCACACAGGGCACCCATATTTTCTTTCTGAACACCACCGGCCAGACTCCCGAAGTCGTCAAGGTCGATTGCGCGACCAGCTTCAACCCTGGCGGCGATCCCGCAGGTGAGCTGGACGACACCTGTCTGGATAGCAACGAAATGGAATATGTTGCCGGCATGCGTAACCCAGGCACCGCGTCTCTGGGTATTCGCCCGGATGGCGACTACGACAGCCACATGACCATGTGGAATCTGTCCCGGATGAACCCTTCACCGGCGATGAACTGGGCTGTTGGCTGGTCTGACGGAAAAGCAACGCCAGGTATCGCTCAGGGCGTTGGCTCTGTTGCTGTTGATGCTGGCGGATCTGGTTACTCGAGCGGCACCACCACGGTCACATTCTCTGATCCTGAAGAGGCTGACGGCCGGACCGCGACGGGCATCGCAACTGTGGTTAGCGGAGCTGTCACCGAAATTACCATTACTGACCCGGGCACCGGCTACACTGCTGCTCCCACGGTGACCATTGGCGGTGATGGTACCGGTGCGACTGCAACTGCGACATTGGGCGATTACAGCTTCGTGCTGCCCAGCTCCAGGACCTGGTTCACCATGGGCGGTTACATTTCTGACTTCCCCTTCGACTTCCAGACCAACGCCCTGGTTGAGTCGGAGGTCAGCATTCGTCGCACCGGTGGTGCCCGCTGGATCAAGAAGGCCGCGTAATCATGGATTTGACCATTGATGCACTCAAAGACATGGGCGCCTTTACCGGCGCCCCGGTCGAAAAAGAGATCGTCTTGAAGGACGGCAAAGAAGAAAAGAGCGCGACGGTGTACGTGCGAAAGCTGTCTTACTACACCGCCGTTTCCGATATCAAATCACTGAGCGCGAAGTCCGACGCCGTGGCCGGTCGCATCGCCTCGGCCATTTGCGACAAGGAAGGCAGGCCGATCTTCAAGCCAGAGGACATCACCGGCGAGGCAGATCCGGAGCGCGGCCCGCTGAATGGCGAGATCACCATGGAGCTGCTGCGTGTCATCGGTGAGGTGAACGGAAAAAAGACGGAGAGCTGACCGACGAGGACGAGGTGTGGCATGAGCTGGTGCTGAATGGCATTGGTGGCCGCACCATCGCCGAGGCAAAGCAGACTATCGGCTATGTCGAGTTTCTGGATTGGGTGGAATACCGGCGCAAGCGCGGAAGCCTCCACCCGGGCATGCGCACCGAGCGGGCTGGGGCTTTGGTTGCGGCGATTTTGGCGAACGTCAACCGTAAGAAAGATAGCCAGCCGGTCAGCTTTTACCAGTTCGCTCCGCACCACGAAGAGCCGAAGCTGTCGCTTGAGCAGGCTATGGAAACATGGAGATAGGTTGCTAAACTGAAGCCCTCACTTCAGAAAGGGAATGAAAATGAAGCAACTATGGTTTCTCGTCGCCTTGGTGCTTGCGGGGTGTGCTGCCGCTCCGAGCTATTCAGACAAGGCTCTTGGTCTCGAGATGGGCATGACCAAGCAGGAGGTCGTTTCGCTGCTCGGACCGCCAAAGAAAACATCAGCACGCACTGAGGATGGAGAGCTGATTGAGCGCTACTCCTGGTGGGCCCCGAAAAGAATCGGGTTTTCGGCTGTTGATAACGAGATGATTTCTACAGATCGGATCGCTGTGAAGTTTGTGGACGGCAAGGTCACAGAGTGGGGTGACAGTTACGATCCCGGCGCAATGACTGAGCGAGCCTTGGAAATGCAGAAAACGATGATTGAGAGCATGCAGAAGTCGTATTCGCAGCCCGCCACAAGCGAATAGGGCAGCCCACGACAACGCCCAATACTGAGCCACCACAACCCGCCCTCGCTGGCGGGTTTTTTATTGCCTGGAGAAACGCATGGCGCGGAAATCCCTCGGGACTTTAACTCTGGATCTCATTGCCCGGGTTGCGGGTTTTGAGCAAGGCATGGATAAAGCCGAGCGAAAGTCTCGCAAAACGGCAAAGCAGATAGAACGCTACTCCGCTCAAATTGGCGCGGCGCTGACTGCCGGTACGGCTGCGGCTGTTACTGGCATGGCTGCCCTCGTTGCCTCAACATCAGAAGGCGCCAGGGAAACCAAAAATCTGGCAGCGCTATCCAACGCAACTACAAAAGAGTTTCAGCGCGGGGCCTATGCCGTCAAACGCTACGGCTTTGAAACCGACAAGTACGCCGACATTCTCAAGGACGTGAATGACCGGGTGGGTGATTTCATCCAGACCGGCGGTGGTCCGATGGCGGACTTCTTTGAAAACATTGCCCCAATGGTTGGCGTGACCGCCGACCAGTTCGCCCGCCTTTCAGGCCCGCAAGCTCTCCAGCTATACGTTGACAGCCTTGAAGCCGCCGGTGCTTCGCAACAAGAAATGACCTTCTACATGGAGGCCATTGCGTCTGACGCCTCCGCCTTGATTCCTCTGCTGCGAGACAACGGCAAGGAAATGAAGGCCCTTGGCGACGAGGCCGAGCGAACCGGGAACGTGTTCTCAGAGATGGATTTCCAGCAGCTGGAGTCTGTCCGCCGGGGAATGGATGAATTGACCGGCGCCGCCGCGGGCATGAAGAACGAAGTTGTCATGGCTGCCATTCCAGCCATCGAAGATCTCGTCGAGTTGCTGAGCGACGAGGACACGCTGGAGTCTGCACAGGCGCTTGGCTCTGCGGTAGTTACTTCGATGAATTTCGTGATTGAGGCTGTTGATGGGGCCGTAAAAGTAACACGGTTTTTGGCCGAGGAATTGGCAGCCTTCATACACGGCCCGGCGCTGGACGATCTGTCCAGGCTATCCGAGCAGCTGGAAAAGCAGAGGAAGCTGGTCGATAACCTGCACCTGGCCTCAAAGAACAGAATGACCGCCCCTCCTCCAGAGGACGTAAAGCGGCAAGAAGAAAAGCTGAAGCGACTTCAGGACGAGTATGATCTCGCGGTCAAATTGCGCGAGGAGGCAGCGAAGTCAGAATCCTCCGTTACCGGCACTGGTGTCAGCACCGTTACGCCAACAACGGTTGGTGGTAAAGGTTATTCGCCAGGCGAAGGAACCGGGTTGTCGGGGAGAGACCGCGAGCTTCAAGATCAGCTGCAGCAGCGACTATCGACAATTCGGCAGGCCTTTGAGACCGAAAATCAGACCGTTCTCAGGACTTACAAAGAGCGTAACGAGGAGATAAAGGCGCTTGAAGCCGAGAGCGTTATCTCCGCCATGGAGTCTTCGTACCTCCGGTACCAGAACGAGCTTGAGAGGGACGAGCAGCTCAGAGAGCTGCGAGAGCGCCAGCTGGAAGATGAAAAAGGCTACTGGCACCGCTGGATCGAGGCCGCCGAAACCAATCTGCAGAGTTTCGATGATCTCAGCAAAACGGTGATCGACAACTTCACCACGGGCTTCGGCAATGCCTTTGAGTCCGTAATCTTTGACGCTCAGACGCTCGATGACGCATTCAAGGGAATTGCTGAAACAATATTGCGCTCGGTGGTTAATGCTTTGGGGCAGCTGGCGGCCCAGTGGATCGCGCTTCAAGCGGTACAGGCAGTTACCGGAACCAGCGCCACCGCTGCTACGGTTGGCCAAGCTGCAATCGCATCAGCTGCATGGGCACCCGCTGCCGCCGCAGCCTCTCTGGCAACTCTTGGCACAAACGCGGCCCCGGCCGCAGGCGCTCTCGCAAGCACGCACGCCCTTTCCAAAACGCTAAGTCTCACTGGCATGGCCCACGACGGCATCGACAGTGTGCCCAAGGAAGGCACCTGGTTGCTCGACGAGGGCGAGCGCGTTCTCACTTCTCCGCAGGCTGACAGCCTTGATGCATTTCTGGCGCGCCAGGAGGCTGGCGGAAGCTCAGGCACCACCGTCAACGTCATCGAGGATAGCTCCCGCGCCGGCCAGACCGAAACCCGCCGTGGTAGCAACGGCGAGGAGGAGGTGAACGTGTTTGTCGCTGACATCATGGGTGGTGGCCGCAGAGCGCAAGCAATACAGACCGCATTCGGACTCAGAAGGCAGGGTAACTGATGGCCACCACGATTGACTTCCCGAAGATGCTGCCAACGCCGCACCGTTCCGGGTACGGCCTGAAGTCGGGGCCAACGTTCGCCCGAACCGAAATGGCCAGCGGCCGGGCCAAGCAGCGCCCACTGAATAAAGTTGTTCCGACCGTTGTGCCGGTAACCTTCCTGCTCACCCAGGAGCAGGCCCAAATATTCGAGGGCTGGTTCAACTACGAAATTGCCTACGGCACTGCCTGGTTTAACTGCCAGCTGGATTCCCCCATGGGACTCCGGCCCTACGAATGCCGCTTCGTCGATATGTACGACGGGCCCAAGCTGCGCGGGCTGCGGCACTGGGAATACAGCGCACAACTGGAAATTTTCGAGCGGCCAACGGTATCCGAAGAGGAATACCTCTACGGCCTGCCGGATATCCAGTACACCTCAATTTTCGACATCACCATGAATCAAGAATGGCCCGAGGCTTAGGAGCTGATCAATGACTCGTTTTAATACTGGCAACCCGGTTGGTAGCGCTGATCCTCGTGATCGTCACGATAACTCCCAGGCTTTTGATCAGGCGATCAACAGCGACCAGGCAGAGTTTCAGGATCGACTCGGCAAGCGTAGGCTTACTGTGCAGGGCATGGTTGACGCAGCGACTACCGGAAACCCGGCTGTCGGTGCTGCGCAGGATGCTCTGGCTAGCGCGGATCGAGCTGAAGCTGAGGCAGATAGAGCTGAGCAGGAAGTAGCAAACGGTATTGCCTCTGGAACGTCTCTTGCCATCTCAGAGGCAACTGCCCAAGGCAACAGAGCAGAGTCGGAAGCTGACCGAGCCGAGTCCGCTAGAGATGCAGCAGTCACCAACGGAAATATATATACGTCAGTTGCCGAGGGTGAGGCCGTCAAATCTGACGGAGAATATTTCTGGGTAGTTAGTGGCGACCGCTCGGGTTCACTGGAATTGTGGCTCATGGGTGCATCATCCGCAAATGATACAGGGAAACGGTTGGTCAACTACCAGCCCTTGCTAGAAAACGGAATTCAAAACTCCAATTTTGAAAGCGGAACTGGCTGGACTGGAGGCGGGGCAAGTATAGCAGTCTCGGGCAATACTCTATCCGTAACAGCAAACTCATTAAGTTTAGATCCGCGAGCTCAAACAACAACTTCTAACATTTCATATGCTAACGGACATAAGATTTATCTTGGCGCAAAGATGAAGGCTGTTTCAGTAAATGTGACCGGATTGCGTGTCTGGCTGGCAGCGGTTGGCATGACCCAGATAAACGCAGAAGACACTGAATTTACGATCGGTGAGTTTAAGCAAGTCGGCTCAGTTATAACCGCTGCTCCGGGCGGTAGCGGCCAATTCACGTTCTGGTTCTCATTTCGAACTGGCACCGAAGTTGGCGAGCTGGTCGGCGAACTGAAGGAGGTTATAGCTATCGACCTGACTTCTGCATTCGGCGCTGGCAACGAGCCGAATGCTGCTGATATCGCAGAATTGCTGAGTTATTACGATCACAGCTGGTTTCAATTCCAATCGGAAAGCCGACAAACACAATCATATTTGGCAAAAAAGGCGGACAAAAGCTATGTAAATTCTGCAATTGAAAGCGTTGGCACTCGCAAGAAAGCTGTGCTCGAAGAGAATGTTATCTACGGCCCGCATCTTTACGGAGTTTATTCTGACTTTGTGAAAAGCCATTTAAAACAAGACCGAAACTTAAATGTTTTGATGCTTGGCACCAGTATTTCGGCTCAGTATCAGGGCACTACTGACTACGACAACCCAAGTGAGAGGCCGCCGATGTGCTTTAACCGAAATTTGGCGGGCATAGTATTTGACAGATTGAGCTGGGGAAACGCTTCATATAGGCGCTTTGATCATTCTGATATTTCAGTTACTGGTGGCACTTGGATTGAAAAATTTAAATTTCCAGTGACTGGGGGCGACGCTGCAGAGCGCGCTGACGACTGGGGAGATATTGCCGTCTCCCAGGCGAGCGAAACCAAGTATGTTGAGAGCGCAGCAGGCGCAACAGTTGAATACGACTTCCCTGCTGATGCGAAAATCTGCAATTTCATTTATCGCACAGAACAAAACGGCGCAGAAGATGTAACGGTAACCGTGGACGGCGGCGCCGGTCTCGTGGCCATTGTGGACAATGATGGAAGCGCAATCGCTGACGCCCACAACTACATATTTAGCACCAGGGAGGGCGCAGGCACGGCCACGAAGAACATCAGCAAGTATCAGATTAGACTGCGCATGAAGCGCGTTAGCGGCTCATCAACGATTCGGATCACGATCACTAAGCCAGCAAACGCGGTT